GCAGATTCCATCTGGTTCAACATATGCTAAGTTAATTAAACAATGCTTTGTTGCTCCTAAAGGTATGTTGTTTGTTGGTGCAGACTACGCATCACTTGAAGATAGAATTGATGCATTACTTACTAAAGATACTAATAAAATTCGTGTATACACAGATGGCTATTGCGGGCATTGTTTAAGAGCATTTAGTTACTTTGGTGATCAAATGCCTGATATTGAAGATACTGTTGAATCTATTAATAGTATTGCTATCAAGTACAAATCTTTACGTTCAGATAGTAAAGCTCCTACCTTTGCTGCTACTTATGGGGGTACGTATAAAACCTTTATGACTAACTTAGGTTGGTCTGAAGAAAAGTCTAAAGCTGTAGAAGCTAATTACAATATGCTTTATGCAGAATCTTTAGAGTATAAGAAGAATCGTATTGCAGAGTGTGCCGCAGATGGATACGCCACTGTCGCCTTCGGCTTACGTGTGCGTACTCCACTGCTACAGAGAGTAATATTAGATTCTGATGTAACTCCATATGCAGCAGCTGCAGAAGGAAGAACAGTAGGTAATGCTATGGGTCAGTCTTATGGTTTACTTAATAACAGAGCATGTAATGAGGTAATGAAGAAAGTATGGGATTCTCCCTATATCTATGACATTTATCCATGTGCCCAAATACATGATGCTATCTACTTTAGAGTTAAGGATTCTGCTTCACATGAAGCATTAGTATTCTTAAATCAAATAGTAGGTGATGCTATGAGTTGGCAAGGATTAGCTGAGATAGAACACCCTTCGGTTGGTTTATCTGGTGAAATTGATATCTTTTACCCTTCTTGGAATGATGATTACACTATTCCTAATGGAGCCAGTAAAGAAGATATTGTTAGTATTACTTATAATGAAAAACAAAAAAGAGAGGAATAAAATGTTATTAAAATTAAAGAAATATTGGAATTCTGAAGTAACTGTAAATACTGTTTGGTATTACGTACTTCTTATTGCCTTTTTTACGGAGCCTCTATTATGGCTAATTTAAGTCTAGGAATCCTAGCAGCTAACATTGAAGGTTGGCATGAAGCTCGTAATCTTATTAAAGGTTCAACTGATCAAGCTCAATATGTAAAACTTATTGAAGAAGCTGGAGAATTAGCAGGTAATATTGCACGAGGTAAAAATGTTGGGGATGACATTGGAGACATGGTAGTAGTACTTATTAATATTGCTAGACGTAACGGACTAACTTTAGAAGATTGTGTACAAACTGCATGGGATGACATTAAAAACCGTACGGGTCAGGTAATAGATGGAGTCTACGTTAAAGAAGAAGGTCCACTGCCATTAGGTGCTACGCATACTAATCAAGATGGTTCATTTCTTAAGTATGGTGATTCAGGTAACTTCTGGTGCATATTTGTAGATGATGCTTGGAAAGTAATGTCAGGTGAGCCAGTAGGAGAAATACATGCCGTGTAGTGATGGAATGCCCAGAAATTGGGAAACACAACAAGCTTTGACTAAAGCTGGAGAAGAGTTAGAAAAATCAAAACAAAAATCAAATCAAATAATAGATGAGCAAGGCCAAAGAATTAATTATTTAGAAGGAGCATTATGTGCCCTTCTTACTGAAATACATAAACACCCTATTGGTCCTGAATTCGTTAAAGATGCTAGTGCTAATGGTCAAATAAATATTGATTCTTTTTGGGAAAAGCATAAGTCTAGGGATGCTAAAAGATTATTAGCCTCAGTTACTAAGAACTACTCAAAACATGAAATTACCATGTTAAAAGAGATTATTAAGGGAATAATATAATGGACGGAATATCAGTTAAATTATTAAGCAGTGATGCTTCAGATGAAGCAGTAGTTAATGCTGCTAGAGTATCCTTTGATGGTCAAGGTGATGATTGGCATAGTATCCCTGAAGATTATAAAAATGATCCAGTAAAGCTAATTAACTATCTAGCTAGGCATGAACATACTAGTCCTTTCAGACATAACAGCTTTACTCTTAGATGTAAGGCTCCAGTGTTTATTGCTAGGCAACTAGGAAAGCACCAAACAGGCTTATCTTGGAACGAAGTCAGTAGACGATATGTTGATAAGGATTTTGAATTTCATGTGCCTGATGAGTGGCGTAGTCGTCCTGAAGGTAGTCTAAAGCAAGGTAGTGGTGCTAATGCTATAACTAATATTGATCACGGGGATATTGAAATATCTTACGATAAATTTGTAGATTCTGCAGTAGTATTGTATGAAGACATGATTAAAAATAATGTAGCTCCTGAACAAGCTCGTATGGTTCTGCCTCAGTCAATGGTAGTTGAGTGGGTATGGACAGGTAACCTGATGAGCTTCGCTCATTTGTATAATCTTAGAATCAAGTCTAATGCTCAGGTAGAATGTCAGGAATTTGCTAAAGAGTTACATAAAGCAATTGCTCATGTAATGCCTATTAGTTGGACTGCTTTAACTAAACAAGGGGAATAATAATGAAAAATCCTTATTGGGATTTATAAATAATGGAAGAAGTATTATATAAAGCTCAAGGATGCAAACCTTGTGAAAAGTTAGCTTTGTATATTGATAAAGCTAATATTTCTGTTAATACAAAAGAACTTTCTTTTGAAGAATTAAGAAAAGGGGATTACCCTTTCAAAACTGTACCTAGTTTAGTACTTGGAGATGGTTCAGTCATCTCTGGGTTTCCTCAAATTAGGTTACATCTAAGCAAAAAGGATAAAGAATGAATACAGAGTTTCAAGAAGATAATTTAGAGCCAGAACCATTTCTAGAAAAATCTTTAAAACGTAAAGACCGAAGAAATCAATCTGCTAAAGCTAGACAAAAACGAGAGTATCGTAATAGTAAGCTTGAAAGAGAATATGAAGATGGTTTTGGAGGCAACTTCAACTAGGAGGTAGTATGAGTAGTGCTAAAAAGTTAAATAGAAAAGAAAGACGTAATGAAATGTTTGGGAGAAAGGATAACAATAATGTTAGTCAGATATCTCAACAACGTTCTTTAAAACGTCCTGAAATTGAAATAGAAGCTTTAAACGATAAACAGGAAGATTACTTATTTAGTTTGTATGGAGATCCCTGTGTTGTATGTACTGGTTCAGCTGGTACTGGTAAGACATTCTTAGCAGCTTCTGTAGCAGCCAAAGACTTATCAGAACGTAGAATCAAACGTATCATATTAAGTAGAGCTAATATTGCAACAGGTAAGTCTTTAGGGGCATTTCCTGGAACAGTAGAAGAAAAGATGGCACCTTGGCTTTTACCTATAACGGACGTACTACGAAAACAATTAGGAGAAGGATTTTATAGTCACGCAATGAAAACAAAGTCTATTGAAATTCAACCATTAGAAACTATACGTGGTCGTTCATTCGATGATGCAATAGTTCTCATGGATGAAGCTCAACAACTAACCAAGGATGAATTAAAAGCAATATGTACTCGTATTGGTAATAACTCTAAGTTATTCCTTATGGGGGATAGGGCTCAACGTGATGTTAAAACAGATGGTTTACTTTGGTTAAGTAACCTTATTGAAAACCATGACTTACCTATTTCAACCCATTCATTTACAAGTGATGACATAGTACGTAGCGGTCTATGTAAAACATTTGTTAAAGCATTTGAAGCAGAATAATGACTACAATTGCGTATGATACTAAAACGCTAGTATCAGATAGTCGTTCATCATTAGGAGATATGATTTATGAAGAAGATTCACAGAAGATTTTTCCAAACGTAGGACCTTTTGCTGTCGTAGGTATTTCTGGTTCATATCAAGATGCTATGGATACCATAAAAGTAATTTCTAGTTACACTCAAGTAGACCATATTAGGAGTATCCCTTTTGAAGAACTAGGGCAAGCATCTTTATTAGGTGTTACTTTTGAGGGTGAGTTATGGAGTTATGCAGGTGACCAAAGTTGTCAACTAAGGGAAGATAAACCTTTTGCTATAGGTTCTGGTAGTCAATTTGCTTTGGCTGCATTGGATTTAGGTAAAACTGCTGAAGAAGCAGTAATTTATGCTAGCACAAGAGATATGTTTACTAATGACGTAATACAACGTGCTAGCCTTACCCCAGAAACGGAGGAAAAAGATGATAAAGACAGTGACTAAACGTAATGGTTCTAGTCAACCTTTTGACCCAGATAAGCTAAATAGGTGGGCTCAATATGCTACTAAACATGGTGTATCTTGGTCAGAGTTGGCAAAAGAAACATATAAACGATTAGTAGAAGGTAGTTCAACTGAAGACATTCAGGAAACTATGATTAAAGTGTGTCTGTCAAAAGAAGATATAAAATGGTCTAGGGTAGCAGCAAGGTTAGAATTTGCTACTATCCGTTCAGGGATGAAGACTGTATTAGGTTTTCAAGATAGAACAGAATTCAAAACAATATTTGAAACAATGATTGATTTTGGATATTGGGATAAAGATACAATGCCTACCTATAATCCCATTTGGGAAGATTGGTACGAAGAAGTATTTGATAACCGATTAGAATTCTGGCAAATAAAACAGTGGAATGATAAATATGCTATTAAAGAACAAGATAGTATTATTGAAACTCCACATATAGGTGCAATGGGCATCGGCTTGGCAATACATGGAGATACTGAAAATGCATTCAAACTTGCAAAAGCTATTATTAGAGGCAAAATTAATTTGCCCACACCTGTCCTCAATGGATGCCGTAACGGTGACTTTGATGGGATCAGTTGTTGTGTCATTACTGGTGGGGATTCTGTAGAGTCTATTGAGGTAGCTAAACATATCTCAACTAGAATGACAGCAAAGAAAGCTGGTATTGGTATTGAATACCGAACCAGAAGTAAAGGTGCTCCCGTTAAAGGAGGTAGAGTTAAGCATTTAGGTAAAACTCCTATATATGCTGCAGTAGATAAAGCAGTTAAGATGTTTACTCAAGTAACACGTGGTGGTTCAGCTACTATGACTTACACTGCACATGACCCAGAGATCAAAGAGTTATTATTACTAAAGTCTCAACGTACACCTGAGAACAGACGTATTGATAAACTTGATTACTCTTTTGCGTATAATGAAGCATTCTTAGAAGCCGTTATACATAATAAAGAGTGGCGATTGTATGATTACTTACTGGCTCGTCCTATGTATGATAATTTCCATTTATCTGCTGATGAGTATAATGCATTAGCTTTACTACATACTCCTTCTGGTACTATCAATGCTAGAGAGTTACTTAAAGTATATTTAACTACTAGAGGTGAAACAGGCAGAGTATATTGCTTTAATGTAACCAGAGCCAATGAACATACTCCTTTCATTGACACTATTACATTATCAAACTTATGTCAGGAAATTGCATTACCTACTAAAGCATACACAGATATGGATGACTTATATGGTTATTCTTCTAAAGGTGAGACTGCATTCTGCAGTTTGTCAGCGTTTAATGTAGATAAGGTAGAACACTATGAATACGAAGATTTAGCCAACCTAGGTGTCTATACTATTAATATTCTTATAGATAAAGCTCCTATGATGACACCTTCTATGAAGGAAAGTATTCAAAGAAGACGTTCTATAGGTATAGGTATTACTGGTTTAGCTGGTGCTTTATATAATGCGGGACTAGACTATGACCACCCTGATGCTGTACAATTTGTAAGCGATATTGCTGAGAAACATGCATTTTATTTATACAAAGCCTCTATTGAATATGCTTTGATTAATAATTGCTATTGTCAAGGTATAGACAATGCATGGTTACCAATTGATACACGTAAAGCTAGTACACAGCTTAATTTAGATTGGGAATCATTACGTTATAAAGATAGAGCAAACTCTGTATTGGTAGCACATATGCCAACAGAATCTTCTGCTGTATTTTCTGACGCAACTAATGGTCTATATCCTGTTCGCAGCCGTATTACCGAAAAGCTTAGTCGTAAGGGAAAGGTTCAATATATTGCTCCAAGAGGTAATTATAAAGTAGCTTGGGAGCATGATAATAATACACTTGCTGAAATATACGGAGTCGTTCAAGACTTTTCTGATCAAGGTATTAGCTGTGATTACTATGTTGTACCAACTAAATTTCCTGAAGGCAAAGTACCTCTGACCCAGTTAGTAAAAGAGTGGGTTGTTCAAGCCAGGTTTGGCAATAAGTCAATGTACTACACAAACACCAATGACTACACTGGTGGTTCTATTCAGGACCAAGTTGAACTAGTGGAGGAAGATGATGGCTGTTCTAGTGGTGCATGTAAATTGTAAGGAGTAGCATGTCAGGTTTTAATAAGAATAATACAGGACATACTAAAGGATATCCCCTATTTTTAGGGGATGACTTAGGTATTATTGATACAATTAATGTCCAGTATCCTCAGTTGGAAGAACTGTACCAACTACAAGTGTCTCAGATTTGGAATGAATTTGAGATTGATTTAACTCAGGACAGAATGGATATGTTGTCAGTACCTAAAGGTACAACTGATTTGATGAAAGAAACTATCATGTGGCAAACAGCTGCTGATAGTATGGCTGCAAAATCTATATTAGAAAGTCTAGGTAAGTATATTACTAATAGTGAATGTCTGAACTTGACGACCATTTGGTCGTTCTTTGAAGTCATTCATGCTAGGACGTATTCACATATAATTAAACAAACATTTGCTGATGCAAACGATATGATTGAAGAGTTATATAACAATGTGGCTGTAAATGACAGATTAGAAGTAATTCGTCAAACTTTTGAAGATATGGAAAATGTGTCAGATAATGCCAGTGACTTAGTTAAACGTTGTGCAATATTAAACACATTAACTGCAATATTAGGTTTAGAGTCAGTAGCATTTATGTCTTCGTTTGCTATTACTTTTGGCATTACAGAAACAAAAATATTTCAAGGTATAGGTCAATTAGTAAAACTAATATGTAGAGATGAAGTACTCCATACCCGTATGGCTTACGAACTCATTAAAATATTATTTAAAGATCCTGATTGGGCAGAGGCTATTAAACAAACTATTTCAAGTAGAACTCGGATATTAGACTCACTGGTTCAGCAAGAAATGGATTGGGCAGATTCACTATTTACAGAAGAACGTAAAGTTATTGGATTAAATGCTGAATTACTTAAAGAATATACTTTATATATGGCTAAACCTGTATATCAAGCACAAAACTTAACATTGGAACTTGAATTGTTAGCAGCAGTTCCTGCTGTTAATCCCTTGCCTTATATGGAATCTTATATTGATTCAAGTAAGGTACAGGCAGCAGCACAAGAAATCCAATTAACAAACTACAATATAGGTGCAATCTCAGATGATAATCTGGATGACCTTGATTTAACATTTTAGGAGAAAACTTTGCAAAAAGTAACACAACGTAAACATATGCAGCAAATGGTAGAATTTGCTATTAACCCAAAAGCTTTAGTATTTGTAAAACTTGAGCCAGTAGGTAAAACAGACTTCTATGTATTAACAGAGAAACCTATTTGGTTAGATAAACGTGAGTATAAAGTTCGAGATGATATGACTTTAGAAGAAGCCATTCAAGACCGTACTGAAACTCTACGCTTATTACAGGAAGCTAAAGAAGCCAAAGAAACTCTAGAACAGTATGGGTAACTATGAGTGCTTTCACTAAACAAGTTGATGGCACCCATTATGTAAATCAGGTAATCCAACCATTTGAGTTGGCTTACTTGGTTGCAGATGGTGATGCGGGATTTTGTAAGTTTGTTAAATATCTTTCTCGTGATAAAGGAGATAGAAAAACAAACTTGGAAAAGGCAATTCATATTACAAAGTTAACTGCGGAAATATTTGAAGGATATTCTAAATCATTTCCAGAGATATCCCCTCAATCAGTTAGACTTATTCAAGCAGCTACGGATACTTTATCTCCTAGCTTTGACCCTGAGTCTGAAAACGCACAATTAATGATGCTTTATATTCTATTCCTATCTAACAGTTTTGATATTTGTATTGAAGGGATAGAAGATATGATAGGGGACTTAGATGAACTCCCTTGAGAAAAGTGCTGCTTACCGTAAGACCCCTAGAGGTATTACGGTTAGGCTTTACCATCATCAATGTCAGAGTTGCAAATCCAGGGGACACCCTATGCCTGCATATACTCGCAAAGAATTAACGGAATGGGTAATATCTCATCCTAAATTTCAATCGTTGTATAATGCTTGGGTAGCTTCCAGGTATTCCAAAGATAGATCCATATCTATCGATAGGTTAGATGATAACCTTTCATACTCTTTCAGTAATATTCAGTTAACCGATTGGGAAACTAATAATATTAAAGGACGTAAGTGTTTCCGTGAAGGTAAAATTAGACGAGAAATTATCCAATTTACCCGTGAAGGAGTATATGTAAATACGTACCCTAATACAGTCACCGCATCTATGGCAGTAGACTGTACTATGGGAGAAATCACTAGATGTTGCAAAGGTAGTAGACCTACATGCAGAAACTACATATGGAGGTATAAGGATGAATGCTAAATATAGCAACGTGAATAATATTTCACTTCCGATGGCGGTATGACTGGCTAGAGATGAGTATCAACATGACCCTAGAACAAATGTTATTAGCGTGACTTCTTTATTGAAGTCCGTTAGACAGATAGTTTTATCTTCTAGGGTCAACCCTTCAGAGGGCATAATGTTAGAGGATATATCTAACAGATTAGCTTCAAGAATAGGTACATCATTACATAACTCAATCGAATTAGCTTGGACTGAAAATGCTGCACAAGCATTACTTGACTTAGGTTACCCTAAGAGGGCAGTAAATAGGGTATTAATAAACCCTGAACCAGAAGAAGTTGATGAAGATTCAATACCTTTGTACTTTGAAAAACGTACAGAGAAACAAGTAGGTAACTGGATTATCTCAGGTCAGTTTGACATGATATATGACCATGAGGTTATGGATATTAAATCCACTTCAGTATTCACCTACATTAACCGAACCAATGACTTAAAATACTCTCAACAAGGGAGTCTGTATCGTTGGTTAAACCCTGACTTGATTAAGAAAGATAGTATGTCTATTCAATTCATATTCAAGGATTGGAACAAGAACATGGTTAAGAATGATACTAGGTATCCTCCTCTACCTGTGCTCCAGCATAGTGTACCTCTTATGTCAGTTGCTCAAACTGATTTATTTGTAATAAGTAAGACAGCAGAAATAGATAAATATCTTCATGCAAATGAAAGTGATATTCCCTACTGTACTGATGAAGACTTATGGAGAAGAGAAGCCCAGTTTAAATATTACTCTAAACCAGATGCTAAAAGAGCCAGTAAGAACTTTGATAATATGGCAGATGCTCAATTGCATTTAGCTAACAAAGGAACAGGTGAGATTCGTGAAGTTAAATCACAACCTACAGCTTGTTTATACTGTTCAGCAGCACAGAACTGTTCACAATATAAGGGTTTCATATCCAGTGGAGAATTAAAGTAAATGGAAATAGTAAATGAGTCTTTCCCTAGAGGGAATAAATTTTATGCAGTTTCTGAAGGGCATCATAAAAATGCTAGTAAAGTGTTTTCGTTAGAAATGTATAATGCAGTTAAATTTATACATGAAAATAGTCCTAAAAAGAATGGAATGTTAAATAAAAATGGGTGCACAGGTTTTATTAATGGTTGTGTAAAATTATCGAATGATGAATTTCCTAAATTTAAAGTTAATTACGTAGGTTTTTTTGAGGCACTTAGTGAATATATAAGTGTAAACATTAAGCAGTTAAAATGTAATTATCAAAGTATGCAAAGATTTTCAGATTTAGGTCCTAGTAACATGCCTTACTATAAAGATATGGTTGTGCAATGGGATGATATACGTAAAGGATTTATATTATATGATATTCCATATGAAGGAGAAATGGTAACTGTACCTAAGTCTGGTATTAGTAAAGCTATCACTGAACAGTTAAAAGATATAGTAGCTGAAACAGGTATGTTTGAAATATTAGGTGAAAGTCTTTATGTTTCATCTGGTGAAACTAATCTGAGTCAAATTGCTGCAGATAAAGAATTTTATAACTCTTTTGAAGATTTGTTAAATGGTACACAAACTTATGAACAGACTACTAAAATAGCTGTATTAAGTGGAGCTTATATGACTCAATATTGTACTGATAAAAATAGGGAATTAAATACGTTACCTTATAACACCCCTGATAGGCATAAATACTATAAATTAGTAAAGACTAAATCAAACCCTAAAATATCTACAGTTACTCGTCAGAAACTGTTATTCAAATACGGTGGAACTCGCTTACCTGATAATCATATGGACTGGTTCGATGGCTAGTGAGGCGCTGCCTCTGTAATACATTCAATTAATAAAGGAGATGTTAATGTTAAAACCGTTAGAGGAACTGGAGTATCATCCAACCTCTGCTAAGATTGTAAAAATACTAAGAGCTAAAACACAGAACACAGAGTCTGATTTATACTTTCATGTATTGAATGCTTTCTTCTTTGCACAAATGGCTTCAAGTATGCGAGCCGAAGTTGTTACTCAGGATAGAGGTAACTTACCCATAAATGTCTATGCTTGTGGTCTTATGACTTCAGGTGCAGGTAAAGGTCACAGTATGGGTATCATGGAAGATGAAATAGTTCATCAATTTAAAAATGTTTTTACTAAGTATACATTTCCTGCTATTGCAGAGGACTCTATTGCTACTGAAGCTACACGTAATGCTGCTATAAACTCAACAGATCTAGTAGACGAAACAAATGCTTTAGAAAAAGAGTTTAGAAGTTATGGGGCTATGCCTTATAGCTTTGATAGTGGTACTAGTGCTGCATTCAAGCAAGTACGTACTAAAGCTCAGATAGCTCAAGCTGGAGCACTTAACTTTGTATGTGATGAAGTAGGTACAAATCTTATTACGAACCAAGAGTTATTTGCTGTAGGATTAGAAGCTTATGATAAAGGTAAGATTAAGCAGAAGATAATAAAGAATACTGCTGATAATGTTCGTGCAGAAGAACGTGATGCACCTGTACCTACTAACTTTATGTTATTTGGTACTCCTTCAAAGTTGTTTAATGGAGGTAGAGAAGAACAAGAGTGGTTATCTATGTTAGATACTGGTTATGCTAGACGCTTACTTGTAGGTATTGGTGTTAAGTCTTCAGGACGTAAGATGACACCTGAAGAGATATTCGATATGTTGACTGATAAGTCTACAGATACTGAAGTTAATGACATTGCAGGTTACTTTGGTAGGTTAGCAGATAGAATTAACTATGGTGTTAAAATTAAGATGAATCGTGATGTTAGTATTCTTAATATTGCTTATCGTCTTAAATGTGAAGAACTTGCTGATTCACTTCCTGAATATGAAGAGATTCGTAAAGCAGAGATTCAACATAGATACTTTAAAGTAATTAAACTTGCTGCATCTTATGCATTTATTGATAGCTCACCAATCGTAACAGAAGATCATTTATATAATGCTATTAAGCTTGTAGAAGAGTCAGGTAAAGCTTTTGCTTCTATCCTTACACGTGACAAGCCTTACGTTAAATTAGCTAAGTATATCTCTAATGTGGGACGTGAAGTTACCTTTGCAGACTTAGTAGAAGACTTACCATTCTTTAGAGGCACAATGTCTGTTAAGAATGAAATGTTATCTTTAGCTCAAGCTTGGGGATACAAAAACAATATTGTGGTTAAGAAGTACTTTTCAGATGGAATTGATTTCTATAAAGGCGAAAGTTTAAAAGAAACTTCATTAGACCAGATAATTGCATCGTACTCCAACCATGAAGCGTATAACTATGAACCAATAGTTGTTCCATTTAATCAATACCATAAGCTTGCTTGTAGGGATGGACTTCACTGGTGTAATCACAACTTCACTAATAAACACCGTAAAGGTGAGAATGTTATTGATGGATTCAATGCAGTAGTAATTGATGTTGATGGTGAGATACAACTCAGTGCAGCTAAAGACTTACTATCAGGATATACAGCTATGTACTACACAACTAAGCGTCATACTGAAGAAGTAAACAGATTCCGTATTGTCATACCTTTACAGTATCATTTAAAACTAAATGAGAAAGACTTTAAAGAATTTATGGTTAATATTGGGGAATGGTTACCTTTTGTAGTTGATGAAGGTACATTTCAACGTAGTAAGAAGTGGTTATCTAATGAAGGTCACTACGAATACAACACAGCTGAACTACTCGACCCAATGCAATTCATACCTAAGACTTCAAAGAATGAAGCTCGTAAGCAAAGTAATGCTGACTTAGGAAATATGGATAATATTGAACGTTGGTTCGCTAAAGCAATGGTTAATGGTAACCGTAATAATACAATTATTAAGTTTGCATTTATGTTACTAGACTCAGGCATGGAGCCAGATGAAGTTGAAGTTAGAGTACTAGCTTTCAATGATAAACTTAAAGATAAGCTTAGTGTTGATGAGTTACAGAATACTGTTATTAAATCCTTATGGGGAAGAGCAAATGCAGCTAATTGAGATAACGCCTGAAGAAATAATATTACTTAAAATAGAATATGCTTATATTTTTTATTCCAATACAAATTATATGGAAACTATTAAATTTAACTATAAAACTCAGAATGTTTATTATTTTGTAGGAGAAGATGATGTTGAATATTGGACTAGCTTTAATGATTTTATTTCAAAGAACTGGGAACTATTTAAAAAAGAAACCCCTAACACAAAACTGTACATTATAAACGAGGAGTAAAACTTGTCAGAAAATATTAATGACCAACTAGTACTTATTGCAGGTACAAGTGGTACAGGTAAATCAGCATCTCTAATGAATATTGAGAACCCTGAAGGGGTTATTTATTGTGGTACTGAAGCAGGTAAGAGATTACCTTTCAAATCTAAGTTCAAACGAATGACTGTTACTGATCCACATCAGGTACTTCAAGCATTTGATCAAGCAGAAACTATGGATGATGTACATACAATAGTAGTTGATTCACTTACATTCCTAATGGATATGTATGAGTCAATGTATGTATTACCTAGCACCAACACCATGAAATCATGGGGTGACTACGCTCAATTCTTTAAAACTTTAATGCAACAGAAAGTAGCAGCTTCAACAAAGACTGTTATATTTACTGGACATAACAAAGAAGAATTGGACGAAGATAAAGGAGCTATGGTTCAACAAGTACCTATCAAAGGTGCGTTAAAGGGTAATGGTTTAGAATCGTACTTCTCATGTATCGTATACACACGTGTAATGCCGATATCTAAGTTGAAAGACTATGAGAATGACATGCTTACTATTACTGAAGAAGAAGAAATGCTTGGATTTAAACATGTATTTCAAACACGTAAGTCTAAAGATATGGCTAACAGCCGTATTCGTGGACCTATGGGTCTGTTTAGTGTTAAAGAGACTTTTATTGATAATGATGCTGAAAAGCTCATGAAACATATAAAAGAATACTATGCAGAATAGGGACTTTGTCCCGTTTTTTGTAAACAAATTAATTAATTATTAGGAGAACAAATGTTAGATATTTTAAAATTAGGCGCAGATGTAACACAAGAAGTAGAAAAAGACACATTAGGCGGAGGAGGTGCATTAGAAACTGACCTATATGCATTTACTATTAAAGCAGCTTACTTTGACTTTGCTAAATCAAAAGCAATGTCAGTAAACTTAATGTTAGAGACTGATAATGGTCGTAGACTACGTGTAACTGAATACATTACTTCAGGTGAAGCTAAAGGATGTAAGCCTTACTACGAAAAAGATGGTAAGAAATTCCCTCTCCCAGGTTACTCTAAAATGAGTACTTTATGTCAATTAGTTACAGGTAAAACTATTGATCAATTATCTGCAGAAGATAAGATTCTTAAATTGTATGATTTCGAGGCTCGTAAAGAGACGAACCAATCTAAGAAAGTAATCACTGAGTTATCAGGTCAGCCTATCAAAGCTGGTGTATTCAAAATCATTGAAGACAAGAAGTCTAAAGTAGGTGATGAATATGTAGCTACGGGTGAAACTCGTGAAGTAAATGAAGTAGGTAAATTCTTTAATGAAGATGGTAAAACTATTGAAGAAGTAACAGGCGGTAAAGATGCTACTTTTGCTGAAGAATGGGTTAAAGCTCATCAAGGTAAAACTAAAGATAAGTCTACCAAAGTTGCTGCTACTGCAGGTGCTCCAACATTAGGTAATGTGGGTGCCACAGCTGCCCCTACTATTCAATTTAACTAAGAATGGGAGAGTTCGTACTGAACTCACCTTTATCAATAAAAAGAGCTCGAAGTAAACCTTTTTACTTGAACCAGAATATATTCAGGAATACTCATTATCAGACGATGAATAGTATGAAAAAGAAATACAAAGAGCTCATGACTTCAGAAATAAGTAAGTTGCCTACCCTCAATAAGATTGAAATCCACTATAAACTATTCCCTAGAACTAAAAGATTATGTGACGTAAATAATATCTGTAGCAGTATAGATAAATTCTTTTGCGATGCATTGGTGGAGCTAGGGAAACTTGGGGATGACAACTACTTATTTCTACCCCGAATAGTATCAGAATTTGGGAAGATTGATAAAGATAACCCCAGAGTTGAGATAACTATAAAGGAGATATAAATTGAAAATCACACTTACACAATCAGAGCTAGAACATGCTATTGGTTGTTACCTTAGAGCTAATGCAGCTGTTGAGGTTGGAGAAATTACATTCTCCGCAAAGAAAGCAGGAGTTGAAACAATTGTAGAAACTACTGTTCTTGAAGTTAATAGTTCACCTAAGTTAGAACCTATTGCTATAGATAAACAAGAGCCTGAAGAAATGGTTGTAGTTATTCCTGAAGAATCAGAAGTATTTACTGATCAAGAGCCTGTTGTAGAACATGTTCCTGAACCAGAAGAATTAGTATCTGAGTTACCTGAGCAGATTGATATTGAAGAAGCTATTGCTAATGTAGAAGCTGCTGAAAAAGAAACAGAGAATCCTGCTTTTGATTTTCCTGCTCAGCTTGAATTTGATTTACCTGTTGAGCCCGAAACAGTTGAAGAAATGCCAGTACAAAATACAATGTCAATTGCAGATATTCTAGGGAGTCCCTCATAGGAGCTAGCTGGTTCATATCTGCTAGTGTAATCCTATGTTTAGTTGTACCAGTCTTTCTTGTAGGCGTATGGGCAGTCTACAAAATAGAAAAAGGTTGTGAAGAATTAAGGGAGAAAAACAATGACAAAGATACTTAAATTTCTAGAAGATGTTGATACTGAAACTAAAGAATTATTGCAAGAAGTTGTAGATTTTAGTGAAGTACTTGACCCTAAAAAACATGAAGATTTCTATGAGATAATTCAAGCAGTGATAGATACTATTCCTGAAATGTATACATCAATGGAAAACTTAAAAGACCAAGTAGTAGATGTTAGTAAAAGACTAAATGAAGTGGGTTTAATGGTTGAAAAAAAGGGGAGCGTATAGCTCCCCATTATTTTGTTTAAAGTACTTTAGAGACTAATGAATCCTCTAAGAAAACATCCACAGGGTTCTTAGGAAGTCCTACCCTATTATAAATATTCTCAGGTGCTAAAGTCGTATCATAAATATCTGGGAATACATCTCCAAACATCCATTCAAATGACAATAAGCCAAGTACACGTGCTGTATTGTTTATCAGTGTCTTAAGAAGAATCTTTTGCACACGAACATAATACTTAGTGAACCATAAGAAACCCATATCATTACCATACTGAATCAACTTGTGAGTAGGTAAATCATAGTTAATAAATGTTGATATAGCATTGTTAGCTGCATCTTGTCTATTTAACCTTTTACTAGGGTTAGTATGATTAAGAGTATGTTTATATAAAGCATACCTAGCAGTAAAGTCAGATAACTGAGCAGACTGAGACATCTTTTTATACAAGATAGAATCTTTTGTCTGGAACACTTCTCTACCTATAGCTTTAGTCCATCCAGGGATATGCCTATAGACTGCTTTATCTAATGCATTATCAATCTTAGATGCCTTAGAAAACTCATCATCAACCAAACTAACATCTTCAACAATAGTTTGTAACAAACCATCATTAATAACATCAGTCACAGGATTAGCTGTAATAGAAGCTTTTAAACCTGCTATTTTAGCTGGAAGTCCTTTCTGGTTACCAATGCCTAACTCTAAGGCTTTCTCTGCTTCAAATAGCGCTGCTTTGTCCTTACGATACTTAGTAAGTTCAACAATTGCTTCTTTCTGAAGTTTAAGAGCATCAATCAAACCAATTCCCTCTGTTAATAAATGAATACCATTTGATATAGTATTACCAAGTGTAACAATACCTGATTTAATTACTATAAAGTCTTTAGCAAACCTAACAAACTCTCCCCAATATTGACCAGAGCTTCTAGCTACTTGTTCAGAACTATACCCAAACGCACCACCTACAACACCATTAATATATTCAAGTCCTCGTATAGCAAAGTTTTGTTCTGCCCTTTCTTTAGCTATTTGGTCAGCTACAGAATACTTACGGTAACCAAACATCATTGTCAGAACTTTCTTATCAACAAACATTGTATTACCTCCCCAATACTTTTTAATATCAGCTTTAGCTTCTTTAGGAAGTAATCTGTATATCTCAAGTACTTCTGGATCATTTGATTTAGGACCTACTTGCACATAATTAGAATTAGGTTCTGCATCAAACTGGTCTTTTAATGCTTTTATTGCTTTGCTATTTAGTTCTGCAGAGTTAACTTTGTTAACTGTACTAGCAGCACCTTTAGCTAACACACGTAATGCATCATTGTTTCTACCAAGTGTTTTCTCTTTAGTAACATCACTCATTAAGTAACGGTAACCTGTAATGTCGCCATTTAAGTTATAAAGAGGAGCCATATGCTGTTTAGCTTTAGTAGGGTCAAAGGTTTTAGCCCCTGAAATACTATTTCTAAATATAACACTCTTCTGAGCATGTATTACTTTAGCATCCTGAACACCACCATATACTGGGTCAGTGCTACCAAACTTACTACGTAATGCAATAGTATCTGTACCCCGTGCTTGCTTACTAGTTAATGATACAACACCAGTGATAGTCTCAGTTTGTCCACCATGTCTATCTACATACGTAAACAGTGGAATTGCATTAGGGTCAGCAGGGTCTTTAGGTAAAGGATTTGCAGACTTAACCCAACCTCTTGCTTCGTATACATCACCCTCAATTTCATTTAATACTTTCATTTGCACTGTTGGGTCAAGTATCTCACGAATATGACCTTTAGTTATGTTAACTTCTGAGCCAGTAAATATTTCCTTAGTGTCAATCTTCTTCTGTTCATTATGAAATGCTTGTAGGTACTCCATACCTTCTGGATTACTCTTAAGTACATCACTTAAACCTTGCTTAGACTTAGCATTAGTATACTTAAGTGCATACAACGTAGCTAATTGGTCAATACTTCTTTCTACCTTAGCAGCATTTACATTGGTTCGGTTTGTACCAAACAATCTAGCAATCTGTTTAGCATTAAAGTTCAAGTTAGCAGATGTGACCTTACCAGTTGCCATGTAGTAACCTAAAGCTTTAGTCTGTAGTAAGTAATGGTTTTCATTAACATCACCTTTAAACTTAGATTCAAGAGTACTGATTAAACTATCAATCCTAGCTGAATCATCAAGTAATTCAATAAGTTGCGTGGTATTTAAGTTCATTGTACTTAGGTCAGTCTTCAAGAATGCTTTAGTAATAGCGTGTGATTGTTCTTTAGTTAATGGTTTACCAAATGCTTTCTCTAATATTTTTAAAGTATGACCTTCAGTGTCTACTACAGCACCATCTATTATCTTAGTTTTAAGTCTAGATAGTGAATGGAATCCTTTAAACTTCTCTTGTAAGCCTTGAGCTTCAGTCCATAACTGTTCAGCAAAACCTTCTTTTTGTGAGGCTAAGTTACGTTTAGTTTGGTTAATCTTGTTAAATACATACTTAGCATGTTCAGAGTTATCAGATAACTTAACAATGTTACTAGGTAATTTAATAATTGCACTCTTACTATTTCTAATAAATGGAGCAGTAGCTACAGCTTTTAAACCTTTAGTAATACCACTTACTACAGGGCTAACTAGAGTACCCAATTTACCTTGAGCTCCCTCAACTGAATCTATAGTAGACAATATTAAGTTCTTGTTCTGAGCTTCAATGTTAGATAACTGTTTAACCAATTCACGTACTGCAAAGTCCGTAGGAACGTTATTAGTGTTAGTTAAGTGAGTAGACAACATATCTACAATATCACCAAGAAACTCTACCAATTTGTCGTACAAGTTGCTTAAGTAGTTAGTTACAGCATTACCTTCTGAGTCTGTAGTAACTTCAGTCTCTGACTTAACCTTAGTATCTGCTGGAACTGTCTTAAGAGCAGCAATGAACTTTTGGTTCGTCATACTGTAAGCTGCAAACTCATGTAAATGGTTAGAGTAATTTTTCTCTATCTTCTGCCCAGATACAGGGTCAACTTCTATTTCTACTAAATCATCACGTTCAGTAAATATATAGTCCCAAGTTTCTTTAGCTTGAATATATTCATCTGAAGTCTCAGGTAAAGTAGAGTCATCCATCAAAGCAGTAACTTTTATTGTTTGTTTAGCTTGTTTCCATCTACGTTCTAACTCTTTCTTAGCTTTAGTGTTACCTTCAACACCTTGACGAGATACAGCATGCCATAACTCATGAGCCAGTGCTTCTTGAGTACTCATACGTAATCCTGAGTTAGCTATAGCAGTAGAACCTTTCTGACCACCAAACATTTGAGTATATAACCAGATGTCTTTACCCGCTATGTTAGCCATAGTGTCGTTACCTTTAGCATCTTTATTACTTAGTATGTCTGCTAAGTGGAAAGTCAAAGGATCAGTTAACTTATGTTTCAATACATTAAGACCTTCACGTAAGAAGTTACTATGTTCTGTATCTTCCTTTTTATTACCTAACTTACCTACTTCATCAAATACATCTAATACATTCATCTTGTCTACTTGTTGTTGAGCAACACTCTCATACTCTCCCTCTTTAGCTTCAAAGCTTGGGTTTGAACCCATAGGTCTAGTCTCAGCATTCTCTACTACATGAGAAGCACCTTCTTTATAGTATTGACCTGAAGATGTAATTCTACCTACAGTATCTAGTCTTCCTTCTTCTGCAGCAGTAGCCACAGTATTTAATTCAGATTTGATATCTATTTTAGGAGCATCGTTTTCAAATGAAAGTTGAACTTTATTCTTAAAGTTTTTACTAAACTTAGTTCCATTCTTTTTATCGTATTCTATTGTTGCGAGTTCCGCACGATCAAATGCTTTTATAAACTCATTTGGTATTGAGTGGTCTCTAATAGTCTCAAAAAAGTTTTGATTAATATTTTGTGCATTACCAAAGATATTATCTACGCCCGTAATTATTGCATCATAAATATTTGTTGAAATTTTATCTCTTAAATGTCTAAGCATAGTTGTTGCATCAATGTTCTGTATAGCTAGAACCATTGGTGAAGAGAATCCAGGGACATAAGTTGTAACTTGTCCTCTAGTGTTATTAGTATTAGTATCTTTATCCGAATCCTCATCTAGGTTCTTAGTACGAATAGATGTTAAGTATGCTGGACCAACACCCTCAGCTTTACCTTTCTTACCTACATATAAACCTTCTTCTGTTTTATCACCATTCTGAGATGATTCAACAGACTGAACAATAGGTTGAGCTTCTAACAAACTAGTAAAGATTTCATTTAAAGTATTAGAAGATAATGCTTCAAAAGATTCGCCTTTTGCATTCGCAGCTAAAACACCTTCTTCAACCATCTTCTTAGTTCTAGAGTTAACTTCATGTTCATATATTTCTTGGAAGTTTTCAGCCACTACTTCTAAAGCCTTGTTAAAGACTTTAGTAATGTGGGTAAACTGTCCATAGTTCTCAGTAATAGATTCAACCATTGACTCCCCTAACGTATTTCCTATTTGGTCTTCAATAATTTTTATCTGGAAAGATGGAATTGTATAATTTAAAGGATGTATAGGATACCCGTCAATGTCTTCTAACTTGATATCAAAAGTATCTTTAAGTATAGCTTTTATATTCTCTAGTTCTTCAGGGTTATTTGCATTCTTTTCCAAAGCTTCATAAATCTTTGTAACTGTAGCTTTACCCATAGCTGCCTTAATAGCCTTAGCGCTTGAACCATAAATAGTTACCATCAATGGATTCTTAGTAATGTTTCGGTTAAGGCTTTCTACACCATCTTTAACTTCTACTAATTTACCTAAGAAGTATGTACCAAAGTTAGCAACTTTAGCTCTAGTACCTGTAAACTTACTTACCTTATCATTAAGGTCTACAGTAATAGTTTCATAGTTATCTAAGTTAGCTGGCTCATCTATGTAATCACCAAACTCTTCAGTATCTCCATCAGTGTTTATACTTATTTTTTTAAGTCTCTCTTTCTTATCTTCGTTACTACCAATACCCATTTGAATAGTAGCAATCCCAGGACCATTAGTTACGCCATCCACTTCTAACATTAAGTCATGTGTAAAAGTACCTTGGTTAGTATCTTTAGTATTAACATACTCAGAATAAGCAACAAGAGCATCAAATGACCATGCTTTCTCACCACCTTTCTTAACAGCAAATAAAATAGCAGCATTGTCTCTACTTTCTAACGGTGAGTTAAGTGCTTTAATAGCAGCAACGAACCAAGGTTTCTGAGTCATAGTATGTACTTCAGCTATTGATTTTGCTTCACTCTTTTTATCTACTTTAACACCCATACCTTGACCTACAGCAAGTAAGAAACCATTAAGTTGAGTATCATCTTCACTACTTAAATCAATAGTAGATTCTTGACCTTCAATCTTCATCATGTGTCTATGTAATTTATCCATTTGGGGTTGGAAAGTATTAGAGTCCAATAGCAACCTACCATTCTTAGTAACTACGTGACTATAGTAGAAAGGTTCATCATTATTATTCTCTGCTAAGTAATCATTCATATGCATAATACTAGCATTAATACTTCTGTTAATACCTTCGTAACCATCCTGTAGGTTTACTTGCTTAGATGTCACATCTGGAATATACCCTAAGAGTTCACGCTGTAATTCAACAGGTAACTCTAAGAATCGTTCTACTTGTGAACGTTTCAAATAATGTTTAACTGCCTGATGTTTTACTATTATCTTTTGGTCTTCTTTAGATACTTTTTGGTTAGTACCACGAACAATACTAACAGCCTTTTTATTTGGCTCTTTAGTAGGTCCTTTACCGTAACTATCAGCTTGAAACATCTTAGATAACATTTGATCAGTGTCTTTAACTGAATCAATCATTTTTTGTAATATGGGATGTGGCACTAAATAAGGATTATCGCCATTTTCAGGATTTACTATTGCTTGAATTTCTATTTTATTACGTTCAACACCTAAAATTTTTGCATACTGCTTTAATTTTTTTACCCTAAACTGATTAGATTCACCTTTTATCATGTTAAGGACTCGACCAATATCAACAGTACCTTCTGCAAACTTTCTTAAGTCATCAAACTCTTTTTGATCAGAATAAGATAAATTAAGGTAGTTAGGAACAGGTTTGTAGGTTATTAATCCTTGCTTTTTTAAGGCAGTTAAAGCTAACGTAGCAAATGCATTTTCTAATTGACCTTTAGCATTGCTAGGAGCCGAACCAATAGTAGTTAAGCTAAGTGATTTCATAATATCCGCACCTAACGTACTAACTAAACTAGACTCAAGAGTACCACTTCTTAAATGTTCAATCTGCTCATCAGTAATAGGAGCAGACACAGATAACCCTAACATTGTACGAATATCTTTATCAACGTTATATAAAGTACCTCCTGCTTGTGTAGCCAACCAGTTATATGTAACTACTGCCATAGCATCTACTACCACAGGGTCTAACTTATCATCCTTAGTAAAGTACTGGGTCATATCCCTATATCCATAAGGTTTAGGATTACCTTTAAATGGTTCAAATGGAATGAATATATCATTCAAAGACTTCTTAAAGTCTTTATGATGGTCTAGTAAGTTGGTAGCTAACTTAACTTGGTTAGTTCTATACTTGCTCTCAGGAGAATACTTATCAATATATCCTAAGATATTAGAAGAGAACTTATCCATGAAGTTAGATACAGCAATCAAAGGATTAGTCTTTGCAGCATCTTCCGATATTAATCTTACAAATCTTTTAACAGGATTCTCTTTCTTGAATGCTTTAAGTCTACCTTCTGGAGTACCATTAGACTCAGGAGTCTTAGGAGTATCTTCTTTAGTGCCAATGTAATTTTGTATAGCAAGAGTACCTGACTCTACTTCCACTGGTTCAATAGTAATCTCTGGTTCTTGATTTTCTTTAATATTAATTAACGCATTAGTAGCATCTAATAATTCATACAAAGCACTTCTTTTATCTAGAGTAATTTTAGATATTCCTAATAATTTTAAAACAGCATCTTTAAATATATTTAAAGGAGATTTTACGTCTTTTTGGAAATCAGTTAAAAATTTATTTATACCTAAATCATCCATAATTATACTATCTAACCAAGAACTAAATTCTATATTAGTAAGACCATATGATATTAATTCGCCTACATTTTTTAAAGGCTTTGAAAACTTTTTATTAGCGTTTGGTAGTTTACGTAACTCTTTAAGCAATTCATTTAGTTGACGATACCCTCTAGCTTCTACTGTATCAGGTAACTTAGCATAAGAAGATATAAAAGGACCTAATGAATCAAATTCTCTTATTTTTTGGGAGGTAATACTGTGAATTACTTCATGTAGTATTACTTCTTGACTTAAACCATCAGTATTATTAGATATAATTATTTCATTACTATTTGGATCAAAATAAGCTAATACAGTATTTCTCAATTTACTGGATTCTTCTTCGGTAGCTTTACGTATTATAGTATCTTCGCCTATAGCTTTAACTACAAGATCCGTAATAATAGAAGATAAACCTGAAGTATTATTTTTAACTGAGTTTATTAAGTCTTTTAAGTTACCCCCCTTATTTAGAATATCCATTAAGTTTTTATCTTCTGACAGAGTAGTAGTAACCTTTAAACCCTCAGCTTGTTCCTGAACTGTATCAGTAGTAACCTCGGGTTCTTTTGTTTGTACTGGTTCAATAGGAGCATCATCTAATACTAAATCAGAAATATCTAACATGTTTTCCAATGCAGAATAATACTTTTTATTTATACCTAACAAATCAGCTACTGCTTTAGCAAATCTTGAAAGTATAGTCTTACCTGCAATCTCTGTGTCAGACATCCATTTTATAAAGGTAGGGTTAGACATACCCATTGCTAAGAATTCATCTACATTAGATAAACCATATGCAATTTCAGGAACTGTATCTACACCATCGTCTTTAGCTTTTTTAACCATAAATTTATAAAGAGTATTAATTTCATTAATAAACTGTTTTTCTTTAGGTGTTTTGTTAGAAGATACTTTGTAAGCAGGAACCAGTACTGAATGGATTAGTTCATGTAATAAGTTCTCGTTATAATCTATTTTATCCAAATCTTTAGATATAAATACTTCTGCAGTTTCTGGATAATGCATTGCAGGATGTGAATTACCTGTTTTATTATGTACTAACTTAGGTGAGTCAGCAGGGACTAATGTAACTGTAACATCATCTGAAAGATTATTTAATACTGCTCTAGCAATCACACCTCTAGCTTCATCTTTATAGTTAAAAGCTCCTGATTGAATAAGTTCTTTTAATAAATCTTTAGCTTTTCTAGCTTCGTCTTGCACCGACTCTTCGACAACTGAAGTTGTCTCGGTCGATTGAGACTCAGCTTGTACATTCTCAGAAGGTATTACTACATCATCAGGGTCTAAATCTTGTTCTTCGGGAGTAAGTGTAGTTACTTGTTCCTGTACATCGGTATCACTAGACACAGTATCATTGCTAGTAGGAGTAGTGCTGTCATCTTGTTCCTTTTGTGTTTGTGTTACTGTCTCTGTAGTCCCTTCTACAGTACTTGTTTCTGGTTCTGGGCTAGTTGTATCAGTTTCGTTAGAAGTGCTCTCAGGAGCTTTGTTTGACCCCTCTGTACTTGCTTTAATGTTTAAAGATGCAGTAGCTACAGCAGACTGTAACATATTAGCTTCTAAACCAATTTGCTCAACTAATCTTACTGATCCAGGTTGATCAAAGTAAGCAGGTACTTTCTTATACCCTATTTTAGTTTTAACATTCCTAGCATATTTGTTTTGTAACTCTAATAACCTAGCTCTTTGTACTGGAGTAGGGTTAGAGGTTTGAGTCAATGCAAGAGCTTCAGTATAGTCACGTGACTTAGTAGCTTGTCTCTCAGCAAATGCTGATAACATCTGTAATGACTTAGTAGCCTGTTCAGGTCTATTTGCTTTAAGAGCTGCAGATATTCTACTTAAGTATTGGTCAGCTCCAATATAACCTTCAGAACCATCTTTAACATCTTTAGCTACTTCACCAATACTCTTAGAATCTTCTATGTATTGTAAATGTGCCTCTACTTGTGCAGTCTGTTGTTCGTTTAATGAACCAGTATCTAATAAAGCTCTAGCTGCTTCTTCTGGAACAGATTCAGGGTTAGTTGCCATGTTATTAAGTACACGTGACTCTGCTCCCTTATCACCTTCTTTAAGTGCTAGAATATCTTTATGTAGTTCTTCTGAATTAGCATTTCGTATAGTAGCTTTTTCAAAAGCCTCATACGCTCTATTTAATTTCTCTTGACCTGCTTTAATTGTTTCGGAATCTTGTTTATTAGCTTTAGCTCTAAAACTATCTTTAACTTTCTCTAACTCAGCTTCATACTTTTCAATGATAGCCCAACCCTCAGCTAAGTTATCTACTTGCTCGTCAGGTTTAGTAGTCTCTACTTGGTTACGTTCAGAGATACCTTCAGCTACTACATCTATTTCTGTATCTGTACCTGTAACTGCTTTATCTGCCTCACTTAAACCACTCTTAGCTATGTCTTGTACCTTAGCTGCTACACCAGCTACTTTCTGGTTCGATGCTTTAGCAATAGATTTAACTTTACTTAAAGCTTCACCTGTTAAACGGACAGTACTTATTGCACCTGAAGACAGAGCACCTGCTAAACCCCCTTCACCTGCTTGTATTGCAGCATCCCCAAAGATATCTTTATCAGGGTTAACATTCTCTTTCTCTACAATACCTGTAGCTGCCCCACCTATAAATGATTGGAATGTTTCTTCAATACCCTCTTTACCTATATCTGACATCAATTCAACTGATTTAGGCATAACACCTTTAGACTTAGATTTAGTAATACCTACTGCTTTATTAATTACTTCCGCATTACCTAGTATTTTCACTGTACCTGCTGCTATAGCAAATACAGATAAACCAGCACTTAATGCTGAATCTGTTGCTAAAGCTTTACGAGCTTCATATGGAGTCATTGTTTTAAGGTTTTTGTTATACTCTTCAGAAGTTCCTTTTAGGACATCAAAATCTGTAGAGATAATAACATTGTATGCTTCATTTGCTGCACCAGAACCTTCTAGAATACCTGCAGAGATAGCAGTAATAGTATCTTGGTCTGCATCTTTTTTCTTAATTAAATCACCAGCTATATCTCCAAGTTTTACTTTAATCAATTCTTGAGTGTTAAAGTGAGATAAATTCTCTTTATTTACAGCTTCAGTAATTTTTGCCTTTTCACGATTAAATGCAAGATCAAACTTAGTACTTGATATAGATTTACTAATAGTACCTGCAGCTAACATATAGGGAACAGACTCTATGGCAACTACCGTAGCTGCTGAAGGGTCTTTCATTAAATTACCAAAAGCATTAAATCCTATTTGAGTATTTGCAGCCATATTTTCATAGACTGTAGAATCTTCACCTAGTGTATCTTTAATTTTAGTTTTAAACTCTTCATTTTCTTCTGCCCTTAATTCATTTGCAGCTTTGTACGCATCAGATTGCCCTGAACGAATCCAGTCAGATACTCCTTTAGTACCTCTGAATAACATATCTGAACCGCCTCTAAGCAAATCCTTTCCGTACTTGTTTTGACCTAAGTTAGACAAAACTTCCATAAAGTCTTCAGTTAAAGTAGGAGCATTCTCTGACTCTAATTTTTCAGGTAAAGGTTTAGCAACATCAGCCCCAATACCTGTTTCTTCTAAGAACTGGTTCACATTGGCTTTAGCCTCTGCTTTATTTTTCTCATATTCTTCAAGTGTTCCTGTGAAAGCAGCACCTAACTTAACCGAACCGTCTGCAAGGGCAATAGCACTTTCTACAGGGTCAGCAGCAACAGCCATTGCTGTAGCAGGAGTTCCACCTACGATAGTTGCACCTGTGGCAAGTAAACCTAATGAAGTATCTCTTATTACGTCTACCGTATCTTGTGAGTCTGCTAATGCTTGCTTTTCTCTTTTAGCACGTTTAATAGAATTTTTTGCCATACTATTTCGAACATACTCTGCAACTACATCAGAACCAATACCATACTTAATACGATAATTTACTAAATCTAAGTTATCCAAATCATACTGCTTTTGTAATTGTGGGTCTAAGCTTGCAGCTACTTTATTTGAAGTCTGTCCTATACCTGCTTGTTTTAACGCAGATACATTGTCTATAGTCTTTTGTTTATTATTAGTTGCCTGTTTAAGCTTTTGTTCCCTAGACTGAGCTAACTTTCCATCAGGATGGTTAGGGTAAATATCAGGTACTACTTGATTAGGCAAGATACGGTTACTTAAATCATTATTAGAGGAAATTGTTTCTGTACCATACACTGCATCAATGTCTGCTAATACTTGACGATGTTGTCCATTCTCTGCAAATCCTAAAGAATTCCATTCTGCAATAGCACTTTCTTTAGTTCCCCCATTTTCTTTATGGATTTTAATAGCATTTTGTTGAGGGGTTATTTGTGAGTCATCTTGAAAATTAGATGGAGTATTCATTATATATATTTCTCCTCTTAATGTGAAAAATCCTACCAGATTTGATAGGATTTGTTCATTATACGTATATTAAATGTAATTTCTAGAAATTACTTATTATAATTAGCAAGCTGCTTCATTAAATATTCATATCTTTCTGTCTCTTCTGGAGACAAAGCTGGTCTTCCTGAAGATTCGAAAATAGAATTAAGTTTCAATTTACCCTCTAATGCATTTAACTCTCCTATTACTTGCTCTTTTTCTAAGTTAATAGTTTGTTCTGCAGATAAGGTAGGACTACTAATAGTTTCTTGGGAACTTGGTTTTCTTGTTGACCTATACCTAGAAAAGCCTCTAGTACTACCTTGATCTGATATAGCCTTACTTCTAAATTTAGGAGGAACAACTACTTTGTTTTCAGGGTTAGGGGTAGTCCACCAATTTCTAGTTGTAAGTTCATCAGGTATATTTAACTGGGCTGCATCAGGTACAATAACCCTATCCCTTGCACCTGAAACTTCATTAAATATATCTTTCCTTTTTTGAGTAAAGTTTTTAGATAATTCTTTAAACCTATCTTCATTGTTTTTAGTAGCAGTATTTTTTGCAAGATCTAATGACAGTTTAGCCTTATTATAATCCTGCATTTCACCCGATTTATTAAACAATTGTTCTTTGTATGCTACCCATTCTGCATTATCTTTTTCAAAATTAAGATAATCTGAGCTTAAAGTTCCCTCTTGAAATATAAAAGGTAAAAAATACTCTAATTCTTTAGTTGTAACTTTCCTACCTAAATCTTTAGACATAAGAGATTCTACTTGTTTAGTATTTTGTTCTCCCCAAGGTTTATCATTACCTGCCACTTGATTATTCCATCCTGCTATTGAGTTATCTAAAACTTTTTGTTCTTCGGGAGATACTTTAGAATTTAAGTTAACTGTATCTAAATTAAGACCTCGAGTTTTTGCATCATTTTGTAAAGCAAGTAGTTGAGAATCATATGCTGAATTAGAAAATTCATTTAATTGATCTTTTCTTGCAGTAGCTTTAGCAGACATTTCAGCAGTAGGATTAAAGTTTTTATTATATAATCCTTGAGTAGTGGTAATAGCTTGGTCAATTTCTTGAGCAGACATACCAGCTGCTTTACCTGCTTTTGTAACCTTTTGTACTATATCATCTACAGATGAATACTTGTTTGCTAAATCCATAGTCTGTGTATTACTAAATTTATTAAATGCTTTAGTTTTAGCTTGAGCTTCATTCCTTAAATCAATTTGAGACTGAGTGTTAATTCTAGATAAGTTGTCTGTAGCTAACTGTGAGTCAAGTCTTTGACCTGCTCTATCGTTTTCTAAGGTTTGTTGTGCTGCATCTTGTAAATCAGATACCCTACCGTCTAAAGCATTAGCTATTTGAGTAGGGTCATATTGAGAACCAAACTGATTACTTAAAGAACCAACATCAAAGCTATCAATACCATCTTGATCTAACCTACCTATGTCACTAAGTATACCTGCTGTATTAATATCAGCTTGAGTATCATATTGACGTATTTGTTCATCAGTAACGGACTGTGCTGCTGATTGTATTGTTTTAAGTCCAGAGGCAATCGTATCAGATGCACCAGATATTAAACTGTTACCTGAGTTAGTTGATTGCCCCATGTTTCTCCAAGTAATAGCCATTATTAACCTCCTAAACTAGCTTTCTGTTTTTTAGCGTTACTAGATGCAATTCTAGCATCTCTTTCTGATACTCGTCTGTCATACTCTTGTTTCTGAATGTCAAATTGAGCTTGCCATTGATTGTTAGCAATACGGTTTTGTTTTCTACCTTCACTAAGTTGATTAAAACCTAAAAAGGTTTGAGCAACACCAGTAGCTGCACCAATAGCTGGAAGTCCCCAACCTTGTCCACCTTTTTCATTCATAAAGAAATTATCAAACATTCCTCCTGAATTACTTATAGATTCTGAGCCTACTCCAGGAGCATTTAATAAATCTACATTTACTCCTGTATCAAAACCTTGATAAGGTGTAATACCTGAAGCTGTGTTCATAAAATCTGAACCCATAGAATAATCTTGACTACCTAAACCTAAATCAAATGATTGAAAGTTTGAATTGTTAAAATCAGGCATACTCATAAATCCTGAATTGTTTACGGGTTTTGTACCATAACTCATAATTTTCTCCTCGTTAAATGTCTAAACCTTTGCGGTCTGTTATACCTTCTAGGCGTAAGTTTGATTCTACGTAATTCTGAATTTCACTAAAAGCTAGTGCTCCAACATTACCAGTATGTATTCTTAAATTGTAATACTCTTCAGGAGATTCTAAAGCACTTTCAAGCTGAACACTAGAATCTACTATAGACATTGGGTCTAACAAGTTTCGTATAGGATAAGCTTCAATGAGCTCATCTAATTCTGCTTGTTGTTCTTCCTGTTCTGCCTTTAACTGTTCAGCTTCACCAAGTAAAGATTCACTTTCATACATTAAATAAATATTAGCTAGTTGATTAATATTACTTACTAAAGCTATAGCGAGTTCTCCAGTAAACACTGTAAAGTCACCTTGAAATAACCTATATACACTATAAATTAAAGCTAATATAGCGAACTTCTTAGCTCCGATTACATCTACTAATTTACCTATAGCTAAGTTTGTTAATGCTGCTAGTAAAACTGCTATAGCAAAATTTAATGTTACTGCCGTTGCACTCCCTGTAATAGCAACCGCAGCAGAAATAAAGCTACCTCCATCTGAACCTGCAGCTAATACAGTTAAAACTGCAGCTACTATTATAATTAAAACTCTAAATGCGCTTGTTTGATACCATTTAACCTTTACTGTTTCTATAGAGTTAAAACATAATCTAATAGAATCATTCATTACATCAGTTTGCCTAAGTAATGTCATAGTGTGTAGTATATTTGAATTAATAGGTATATTGAAGTCATCATTATCTTCACTTAAACTATCTTCTAGGGAAGTATCTATAGTATGGTTACCATATATATAGTTAACCTGTTTAAGTCCTACTACTTTAAGTTCAGTATATATCCCAGGAGATGTTTGTTTTCTCCATATCATATAGCTAGACTCATACTCAAACTGATCTCTAAACCCAAAAGATATAGGAGCATTTATTACAGTCTCCCTTTCTACATGGTTCTTCTTACCTATAGTACCTACTTTAATAGTAGTTTCAATATAACTAAAACCTAACTCAACATGATAATTCCCTTGCCCTGCTGCGTTGTTTTCGTCCTCACGTATAGTTATTACGTTAGTAGGAGGAGGTATTGGGACTGAAGAACTTACCCAATTTTCAAATTCTTGCTTATTTACTGTTTGTGTCTGAGCCAGATAAAAGAAATAGTTAAACAAATACTCTTGGGTAGGTACACTCTCTGATTGAACAGGTGCAGCTATAATTAAGTAAGCATGGTCTACCCCATCTATGTCTGGATTCTCTTGGATACTATCAGCAATATCTTGGTAATCCAACCCTATCTTTTTAAGTAGTTTTTTACTTGTATCATAACGAGAATTTCCCGAACCTACTTGAGTTAAATCTACATTATTTCTAATAAATGGAACTACAGGATAATATGCAGACTCTTTAACTGTGTCTGTTACCTCTAACACTTCATAAGTAGAGTCATTAGCATTATAGTAAAAGTATTTAGTTTCCGTAGCAGTTAAATATTTAACATGATAATACCTATCCGCTACTATAGCAGTGGGTACTGTGTAGGTCTCCGTAGTATCATCTGTATAAAACACTTTTACTTGAGTACTAGATAACCAATCTGAAGATTCTACTTCTTTACTAAGATTTATATATTCATCAGCAAACAGTAAGCTATCTGCCGAACTAAATATATTAAACTCAATTGTTACTGGCTCACCTTCTATAGATTCAATAACTAACTTCATTGTAGAACTATTAGCTCGTTTAATCTCTTGTGTACCTTCAGGAAGACCATAGTGGTACTTATCTTTACCATACCTATAGTAAGACTTAGCTTTAGCTCCTAAGCCTCCTAAAGTGTTTGCTATGAGGTCATCCCCTATGGGTCTATCCTGTATAATAGAAGATAAAACAGACTGTGTTACAGTATCCCTTATCTCTGCGTGGATAGGTACAGTAGCTGACTCTACATAAGTTTTCTTTTTAGAAAATAACCCCATAATTATATTTACCCCTAAGTAACATTAATACCTAATCTAAGTTTCTCCATTACTTTAGCCATCTCGGTATCATCAATACCTGCATCAGCCCTACTAAATGCATCAGCATCAGTAGACATAGTAGTAACAAAAGTATCATTATATATCTTAGCTGTTTTTTGTTCAGCATCACGAATATAACCATCTGCTTGATTTTGATATAACTCAATCTGTTTACCTATTACACCACCTACAGGATTACCATCAATAGTATCTTTAGTTTGTGCTTCTTCAGTTTTCAATCTTTGGTCTAGTATAACTTTCTCAGATTCAATCTTAGAAGTCTGAGTAGTAATTTGAGTATTCTGACTCACTGCATTAATAGTCTGTTGATCAAGCATAGATACTTCAGCTTCCATCTTATCTATTTGCTGATCCATTACATCTAACTGTTTGGTTTGAACCAGTACTTGTGCTGTCACTAATTCAGTGTCTTTATCAGCTTTAGATATTTGTTTATCTAATAAGTCTAATTGTTTATCAGCTATCTCTACTTGTTTCTGTGAAATTTCTAGTTGAACCTTAGCGTTTGCTATTTGCTCATCAATTAACTTTGCTTGTTGGTTAGCTAACTCAAAAGATAGTAAATATTGAGCAGCATTACCTAAAGCCATATCTAAAGAAGAAATATACGCATTAGTGTAATTATCTCCTGTAATACGACCTGCTTGATATTCTGAAGATAAGTGCGATTTAACAGTACGCATTAGTTCATCAAATGCACCTGCACCTTCTTTTTCGCCTCCTGTCAAAGAAGCTATAGATAACTTTTCGTCTTGTATTGCCATTTGTATTCCCCTTAATATAAAAAAGTCCTGTCAGTATACTGCAGGACTCTTAAAATTTATATACTCGTATAAGTATTAATCAATTGCACCACGTGCTGCTTGATCTGCTGCAAGTTCTTTTAATTCTTTATCAGATAATTGTGGGAGTACTTCTACACTAAACTCAGGAATAAATACGTTTTTAGCAACCTTACCACCACGACCATCAGGTTCTTGGATAGATTTACGGAACTTACGATTCTTAAGTGTTTTATAAATAAACTCTTCAACATGCCATACAACATCAAATGGAACAAAACGTTTTACGGTCCCTACCATTTTATTAGATACTGTAATGTACTCACCCTTAGACTCTCTTCGAGTTGGGTTCATGTTTACTACACGTACACGTACTAGTTTGGTAGCTTCACTAATAAATACTTTACGTGCATCCATCTTGTTAAGTTTCTCAACAGCTTTAGTAGCTACTGGCTCACGTGCTTTCTCTACCTTATCTTTTAACTTTTCTAAGCTAATTGAAGGGTGATATTTCAAACCCATATTGTCTGCAATTTGTTTTAACGCATCTAACTCTGTTACTTCTATTGTTTCTTCACTCATAATAATCCATTTCCTTCTAATTTAGGGAGGGTCTCCGCTTTAAAGTATAAAGGGAGCAAATGCTCCCCTTAGTTAATTTACTAAACTATCTTACAGTTCAGCAACAGTTTTAGCAACAGCTAAACGCTCAGGGCGTAAGAACATAGTTGCGTAGAACCATTTGATTGAACTGAAACCAGTTTCACCGTAAGGGTCATGTGCATGAGCCACAGCTTCACCAGGCATCTTAGTAAAGATCTTGAACTTAGTAGATGCACCGTCAGTTTGGAAACCTACAGTAGTAAATGAACCATCACCAATACAAAGCATTGGGTAGATATCATATTGTCCACCAGTTTCACGGTAACCTTCGTTAGTTACTACACCTTTACCTGCACCAGCCCAATGAGCCATTTCAGGTACAACGATGATACGAAACTCACCTACTTTACCGATTTCACCATTAATCATGTCAGCACCTTTCTTGTAATCACCAGCATGAGCATACTGTTCAACAGGAACAAATGCTTTGTTACCAAATGAATCAACCATTTTAGTAACACTTGGGATTAACTCAGAACCTATGTAAAGAGCACGACCGTGACCAATAGTACGAGTATCAATCATACGTGAACCAGAGATGATTTTAGTTTTCTTAGGTGTACGGTTATTATCTAAATCAATAGACATACGTTGTAAATCTTCATAGTCGATAAGTGAAATATTTGCACCTTCACCTGTAACCTCTAAATCTTCAGTAGCAGCACCACCAAAACGTACAACACCTGCACCGTTTAGTAAGTCAATTTGAAGAACATCTTCAGTCATTTCGTTAGCACCCATGATAAGCTCACGTGATAAATGCTCGTATAAATCAGCATCAGTATCGAAATCTAAAGAGTCTTTAGTCCACTCAGTGAAGAAACCTAACTTTTCAAGTTCAGCTTCAATTGCAATACGTGTGAAACCAACACGGTTAACACGACCACCAGTCTCAGAAAGAGTAGGTAGTTTAGCTGTAATAGTACCGATATCTTTAGAAGAACCATATAAGTTACCGTTAGGGTTATCACCATTACCTGTACCAGAACCACCTGATAATACACCTGCAGCATCAATACCTTGGTCGTTGATGTTACGATCATCTAGTAAAGGCATGTAGTGGTATTTCTTAATCTTCTTACCAAAGTGCTTAGGCATAGCAGTAACATCTGCTAATGGTGAGAAGTAAGCTTCTTTTGCAGCTTCAATTAAAGATTTCTTGTTGTAGTAATCTGTACGGAATTGTTCACCAACTGATGAATCAGCACCTGTACCCCATTGGATTTGACCAGTATCATTAGACATAATTTATTTCTCCTATAATTTAAAATTTAAAGTTTTCAAACTCTTCATCGGTCATAGCCAAAGGATTAAAATCAAATTTCTTTTCCTTAGACTTACCAGAGTTTTTAACAGGACTAGCAGCTTTGCGTTTGTCCTTTCTTAAGTTGTCGCTTTTCTTAGCTTTCGGCTTAGTAGGAACTACAATATTTTCAGTAGGCTTTGGCGTACCATCTATTGTAATCTTACCAGCTTTAAATAACTGTTCGCCTACTTGCTTGTAAGCATCAAAATCAGAAACTCCTTGTAGTCCCCCAAACACTTTGATTCTATCAACTTCAGCTTGTACCTTAGCATAGGTGCCATTGGATACGTGAGCATTGATAACTTCTAGTTGGTTCGGATTACTCGCAATATCACGCTTACTAGATTCATCCCATTTAGAAGAAACAACTTCCATCGTATCTGAAAATGATGCCGTATCCTGTATACGTGATATAACTTCATCCAGTTCTACTTGGTGGTCGCCAACAGTATGATTCTTAGGTGTGTATTTGTTCTCTTCACTTGTGTTAATGGTAAGAGGATCAATTTCATTGTCTCGAACCAGTTGAGATATAGCTTCAGGGTTACCTGATGCAACATCAATTAAAAGAGATAACTTACTCTCATCGAGTAATTCATTATTCTCTAGCATCTTCATAAGTTTAAGGTTAGGTTTAAGAGCAGCCATCTTCTTACTGTAGTTTGCACCCATCTGCATTAGTTTCTGTGCTTCTTCTACAGAGTTAACAGACATCTCTGAACCATTAGCCTTAAATGGTTGTAGTAGTTGGTTATGTAGAGCTTCATAGTCTACTTCGTCACCTTCTACTTCTGTATTATCTTCATCAGCATCTTC